CAGGCAAGCGGTCTGCTGTATCGCTGTTGGCATCTACGTGATTGCTCCTGGTTCGACGATGAGAACGGTCAAGTCGGTGGATTGGTGCGCAAATGGAAGCCTACCTACACCGATGTCGTCAATTTCTTCAAAGATAACGCACACAAGAACATTCAAGACCAGCGGGCAAAAACCCCTTTCAAAGAGGCTGATGTTCGCCATATTGTCATCCCGACTGCTATGTACGGCGATGAGCAGCTGGCTGAGCGCTTCAAATGGGTATCAATCTACATCGATGTTGGCAATCAGCACATCATGGAAGCGGTGGGAATGAATCATTTCATGTACGTGGTCCCCCGGTTCCAAACCATTGCTGGGTCTCCTTATGCTTATTCACCGGCCACAGTGGTCGGATTGCCCGATGCACGTGCGCTGCAGGCCATGACTCATACGCTGCTTGAAGCGGGAGAACGTTATGCCAGGCCGCCCATTATTGCGACACAAAAGGTTATACGAGGCGATGTTGACCTTGCGCCCGACGGAATCACCTGGGTTGACCAAGAGTACGACGAACGTCTTGGAGCGTCCTTGCGACCGCTGCAACAGGACCGGGGAGGATTCCCTATTGGCGCAGGTATGCGGGAAGGTATTGTCGATGTCCTCTCCAGTGCGTTCTACCTCAACAAACTGAGCCTGCCTGAAGTCAATCGTGAGATGACAGCCTATGAGGTGTCGGAGCGCATGAAACAATATAGGCGTGAGAACCTGCCGTTGTTCGCTCCTGTCGAGGCCGAATACAACGGGCAAGTGTGCGAGACCTCATTTGAAGTCGCCATGAACGCCGGATTGTTGGGCTCGCCCTATGATATCCCCGAGTCGTTACGTGAAAAAGATGTCATGTTCAGGTTTGAATCGCCTCTCACTGCAAGCGAGGAAGAGAAGAAAGCAGCGATGTTCAGCCAGGTTAGCCGGTTGCTCAGCGAGGCTGCGGAACACGACGAACAGGTCAAGTCCAATGTGGACTTCGATGCTGCACTGCGAGACGCTGTCAAAGGTGTTGGCGCACCGACCACCTGGTTGCGTAGCATTGAGAGTGTACTGGAGGATCGCCAGGGCGCTGAACTACAGGAAGCGATAGCCGCAGGTGGTGAGATGGCCAATAGCGTAGAGCAAATGGCAATCGCCGGGCAGGCTGTCAATGTCTAAAAATACACCTGTTGCGTTCCGTACTGAGGACTTGACGATTCAGGAGCATCGATCCATACGATCGCTGGCCGCTGGTGACGCTGAGCCACATCAGCAGAAGGAGGCAATAGCTGTCATCCTTAAGAAATTTTCCAGAGCAAATGACTTGCTCTACATCCCGGGTACTTTTGACGAGACGGCCTTCCTAAATGGTCGGGCATTTGTCGGTCAACAGTTACTCAAATATATCAACCTACCCGTAAAAGAAGAGGTATAACCCATGGCTGATCAAGACGGCGGAGAAGCAACCGACACATCGACAACCGACTCGGCAACAACTGATAGTGCGACCGATAGTACAACTGATGTCGCAACAACTGATAAGGCAACAACCGATGGCGGAGAAGCCGCAGTCAATTATTTTGCGAAGATGCCCGACAATTGGCGCCAGAATCTGGTTGAGACTGCCGGTTATGAGGGTGACGACGCAACCAAATACAGCGGACAGCTCGAGCGCGTGCTCGATATGGGCACCTTTGCCAAAAACTATTTCAACGCGCAGGATCGTATTCGCACCGGTGAACTGGCCAGTGGATTGCCTGAGAATGCCACACCGGAGCAGATGGCCGACTGGCGCACCGCTAATGGTGTACCTGAAGCGGCCGACAAGTATGAACTGGCACTCGATGACGGGCTTGTCTTGGGTGATGACGACACTCGTATTATGGCGGGGGTGTATGAAGTTGCCCACGCTGAGAATGTGTCATCCCAGACCATGAGTGCGCTCACCAACGCTATGATGCAGGGCCGTGTGATCGAACAGGACGCGATGACCCAACAGGATGGCGTGCAGCAACAACAGACCGTTGTACAACTCAAAGAGGCATGGGGTCAGGATTACACGACCAATCAGAATATGGTCAAGGGTTTAATCGCTCAATTGCCCGAGGCGATCCGTGAGGAATTTGAGGATGCCAGGTTGCCGGACGGTCGCGCCATGTTCAATTCACCGGAGATCATGGTTTTCTTCGCTGATGTGGCACGCAAATTGAATCCGGCTGGAACGGTTGTTCCCAATGCCAATAATCCTACTCAGGCTATCACTGACGAGATTGCGGCTCTTGAGGGCCGGATGGGTGATGATGATTGGCACAAAGACAAAGCGGCTCAAGCGCGCATTCAGCAGTTGTATGATGCTCGTGAGCAAATGAAAGCTTCTTAATACCACGGTGTGACTATGAGTCGACTTAAGCCGAGAGTGTTTAAAGTTAGATCGTGCATCTACTACGACAAGCACCGGAGAGTAAGCAAGAGATACTCGTACCCGATGGTCTCACCTGCGGAATTCACCTTCGGGCAGATACTCATTGCGAGACGCGAAGGTGCAAAATTGTACGCTTTATTTAACCAGGAGAACCATTGTGAGAAATTTTAAATGTACCAAACTAGCCGTAGCGGCTGTTATCGTCTCGTTTAAAGGCCCGTTCATTGTGACCGATGATGATGATCATATCGAGGTAGGGCATGCCTGGCTTGCTCAGAATATGCCTCGAGAGCGTGACTACCTGGTTAAAGATGGCAGGGGTGGTTATAAGTCAGTAAATCCTCGCGCGTTTGAGGCCGACCATAAAGAGTATGTAGCGCCGGAACCTGTCAAACCCGAAGGGATGAATCTCAGGGATGCTTTGATGGCGTTAGATATCGGCAACGACGAACATTGGACGGATGCAGGACTTCCTGCCATGGCGGCTATTGAGGCGTTCATGGGCTCCGACACGGTCACGCGGTCTGATGTGGATGATGTAGCGCCGAATTTTACACGCCATCAAAGTTGACAACACCTCGTCAGGTGGTATATTGAACGTAACCAGTCAATAACGACCCCTGACAATAGTCAAGCGGCCCCTCACACCAAGGCTAACCCGCAGAGACAAACAGACGGCCAACTCGAAACGACGGTAAACACTGACTTTTCTTTTCGAGGACATGACGATGAGCGATACTGCTTTTCAAACCATGTACCGTCAAGAGTTTGTTGCGGGTTTCGAGAAGCGCCAATCACTAGCACGGCGCACTGTAATTACCGAAACCGAGATCAACGGCAATGAGGCTACATTCCTTGTTGCGGACTCAGGCGGTGCAACTGCTGTAACACGTGGGGTCAATGGCGATATTCCAACTCGCCCTGACAATCTTAATCAATTTGTCGCACCGCTCAAAGAGTGGCACGACGTTCCTGAGCGCACCAACTTCAACCTCTATGCTTCACAGGGTGATGGTCGGCGCATCATGCAGGAAACCTCAATGGCCGTTATTAATCGCAAGATTGATGACGACATCCATGCGGCTCTGACTACAGCCACTGTCACCTGGGGCGCTGCTGCTGTAGCTACCTTGACACTGGTTACCACAGCCAAGACCAAGTTGGGTAACGCCTTTGCGACCGAGGATGACGATGTATTTGCATTGATCACCCCCGCGTTCCACGGCTTCCTCATGGGTCTGAACCAGTTCACCTCAGCGGATTTCATTGCGCTGAAGCCCTTTGAGAATGTGAGTAAGTCTCGCGCTTTCAACTGGTATGGTGTGAATTGGATCGTAGATGCCGGTTTGCCAGGCGTTGGTACTGCCAGCTCCAGTTGCTTCATGTATAACAAGAAGGCCATGGGTCATGCTTGTGACAGTGAACGCATCCAAACCTTCGTGGGCTATGATGAGAAAAACGACAAGTCTTGGGCTCGTTGTTCTACTTACATGGGCTCTAAACTCTTGCAGAATAGTGGTGTGGTGAAAATGCCTCACGACGATTCTAGCTTGTCATAAGGGAGGGTAGGCGAATATGGCATACTCAACTTCTTTTCCAGCTGCGTTAGTCTCCCAACGGGTAGGTGCTGATGGCGGTGCGATCTTTATCTACAAAAGTGCGGATACTATCGGTGATGTTCTCGCAGTCGATTATATTTCGGACGGCTTTGATCTGGGCCTGAAGGTTGGAGACATCGTTTTTGTTATCGACTCCACCAACACCAAGGTCGATAGAGCCGTTGTATCTGCAGTTACAACAGACGGTGCTGCAACTCTCTCCATCAATGAAACTCAAGAGCTGACCGCTTCCGGGGCCGTAACGCCTGGGATCACCATTCTTGAGCTAAATCACATTTCTGTGATCATTGCTGCGACTGTTGCTGATGCCGCGGCGCATGCTGGCCTGTTTATTATTAACGACACTAGCGCTTCTGGTACCGCAGCACACACCGTTACTTTAACGGCGGGCACTTTCGATGGTAGCAATACTATCGCAACGCTGAACGCCCCTGGTGAGCAGCTGACGGTGTTCTTTGATGATGCTGGCAACGGTATTATTATACAGAACACAGGTGCTGTGGCTCTAAGTTAACCAACACGCTATTCGGGACATTGATACAAGCGAACAGCGTTGCCCATTCCCGGTCGGGCAACGCACACATTTTAGCTGGCGGGAAGCTGGCTCTTTTTGGGAGTACACAAAATGGCCAACAGTAAAAAAGTAGAGCCGTTACGTTTAGCAAATTTTGGACTTGCATCGCATCGATTCCAATCGTTCGATTGCTCAGTCCCTGGAGACACACCGCAAGAGGCATTGGTCGACCCTGGTTTTTGGGTCCACATTGCTACCCGTGTGAATCCTCACGATGAAATTCGAGTGTGCGCCGAGGACGATTCGTTCGTTGCGTTGCTGCACGTAACCTATTCCGTGGGCAATAAAATTCGTCTGAAAATGGTATACCATGCTGAGATGGAAGCGGTTGATTACGACGCCATGGAAGAGGATGAGAATTTTGAGATCAAGCAGCGCGGTGTCAAAAAATGGTGCATTATCCAGAAATCGGACGGTAGAGTCATTGAGGAATTGATACCCACCAAGGTTGCTGCGTTGATCGCACTGGAAGGTTACAAAAAAGCATTGGCGGCGTAAACTATGGCGACGGATAAGCTCGGTCTTTACAATGACGCCCTGCTCCTGCTGGGGCAGCGTCAACTAGCGAGCTTAACCGAAAACCGTGAGCCTCGTCATCGACTTGATGGCGCCTATACCCGCGATGCCATCCGATACTGCCTGGAGCTGGTCAAGCCTCAGTTTGCCACTAAAACCGCCCTGTTAAACACTCCCTCCGCAGGTACGACGTTTGATTACGTTCATACCCTGCCGGCCGATTACGTGTGCGCTGTAGGCGAATATACGGCATTCAGTGACGCCAAATTGGATCAACCCATCAATCGCAGTGTCATTGAAGGGAAAACGATCCTCGTTGATTACGACACTATCTACTTCCGTTATGTGGCTGAAGAGGACGACCCTGGTCAATGGGACGCCTCTTTCGTTCGCGTTGTCGGTGCATATTTGGCTCGGGAGACAGCCACACGGTTGTCGCCTGAAGAATATGAAAAGATTGAAGCCAAGTTTACCGGTCGTGTAGGAGAGGCGCGTCAACTTGAGACAGAGAAGGTTCCCGCAAAGAGATCGACCGCTGCAGTTGAATCGCTGACCAGCGACACCAGAAGTCTCTACAATGAAGCGTTACTCCTGTTGGGGTTGGGTGAGCTCACCAGCAACGACGACGATTCGGATCGTAGGATCAAGCTTGACGGCGCATTTAGCAGGGATTCTATAAAATATTGCCTGGAGTTAATCAGACCTCAATTTGCGTCAAAAACATCTATTTTAAATACCCCTGTGGCGGGATCGACATTTGATTGGACGCACACCCTTCCCTCGGATTACGTTTCTATAATCACCCCCTTCAGCGATTCCAGTCTGGACCAGAAGGTAAATCGATACGTTATTGAAGGCGACGACATTCTTCTGGATTACGAGACGGTCTATCTACGCTACATATCGTCCGCCGCTCTTCAGTCCGCATGGACTCCGTCGTTCACCCGCGTCATGGGTGCGTACCTAGCGAGAGAGACGGCCTATCTACTGTCTCCGGATAGTTATGAGCACGTTGAAATAAAGTTCAAAGAGCGTGTTTCTGAGGCGCAGGCTATTGAGCTAAGCAAAATACCCGCCGATCGGTCGAAGGCTTCCAATGCCACACTCACCAACGCATGGCGCCGTGTTTACAATGACGCCTTACTTATTATGGGTCTGGATGAAATCACCAGCAATACCGATGACTCCAATCGTCGATTGAAGCTGGACCGTGTACTTGAGGTCAACCTGGTCGCTGACATGTTGGAAGATACAGGTTGGCAATTCGGGCAAACCAGCGTCAAGATTGAGTTCGACCCTTCCGTAGAGCCCGCATGGGGCTACCAGCGTGCATTGGGCAAACCGTCCGATCTGCACCGCCTGGACGGGATCTACACTGATGAATATCAACGAAACCCTCTTGATCGCTATAAGGACGAGGGTGACTTCTGGTTTTGTGATTATGATGGTATTTTTGTCACCTATATCACCACGGGCTTTTTAGTTAACCCTGACAACTGGCCTGCTTATTTCAGGCGATTGATTGCTGCCCGCATGGCTAAAGACGCAGCCCCCTCGTTACGAGTGGAAGGCGCTGACCTGGGTAACTCTCGGATCGTTTACGAGGAGCGCAAAAGCAGCGGTATGTCCAACGATGCCATGCAGTCACCCCCTCATAAGCTCGCTGAGGGTAATTGGACGAAGGCACGCTTTCGGGGTGGATATCGGAGACGCCCATAATGAGAAGGGGTGTCGTCAATAAGTTCAATAGAGGTGAGTTGGACCCTCGCGCACTGACCCGTGATGATGTCAACAAGGTCAATAATTCTTGTTCGCTAATCAATAATTTCCTGCCACAACGACTCGGTCCAATGGGTTATCGCCCCGGCACGGTCTACAGTGGCGCTATTCCCAACGCTTCCTATCTGGTCCCATTTATCGCAGCGGCTGACGATAGCGCTATTCTGGAATTCGACACCACCGGGATGCGAGTGTGGGTGGATGATGATCTTGTCACCCGTATTGCCAGTAACTTAACGCTGACCAACGAGACGTTTGATACCAATATTACCGGTTGGACCGACGCTTCAACCATACCCTCGCTCACAGCGTGGCAGACTGGCGGATATGCCCTGCTACTTGGTGGTGGTACCACCAGCGCTAAACTGTGGCAGACTATGGGCGATACGGGTGCGTATGTTGGCGTTGAGACTGCTATCAAAATAGTAGTCGTCGAGGCGCCTGTACTGGTTAAAATTGGCGAAAACGGCGTGGACAGCGATGATATCTTCAGTGGCACGTTGCAGCCGGGCACTCATTCCCTGGTTATCACACCGGTTGCTGCGCACCCTACTATTACATTGATCAGCTCACTCACTTACAGCGTGTTGGTCTCCGAGGTATCGATCGAACCGGCGGGGATATTGGATCTACCGCTTCCTGACACCGTCGACACACTGTCGTCAATACGATATTACCAATCAGCCGATGTGGTCTTTTGTGGCTCGTCAACTACCCCTCAATTTCGAGTGGAGCGTCGCGGCACCAAATCATGGTCGGTGGTTGAATACCTGACCAATGACGGACCGTTCGGGTTGATTAACAATACTGACATCACGCTGACACCATCTGCATTGACCGGTAATACCACGCTGACAGCGTCCGATGACCTTTTTACGGCTTCCTCAGTGGGTGAGATCTATAAACTTGTCAGTGCTGGGCAGACAGTGTCAGCCCTTGTTACCGCCCAGGATACAGGTACGGATTCGGTTCGGGTGACGGGCGAGGGTGCCTTTAGGGACTTTACACTTAGCATCGGCGACTCTTGGTCGGGTACTGTCACGCTTCAACGTAGCACCGATGACGCCACTTGGATTGATGTCGAGAGTCATACGGCTAACATTACCAAGGTTTACAACGACGGGCTTGACGGTTCAATTTTATATTATCGCCTTTGGGTAAAAACCGGTGATTTTACATCCGGGTTAATACAATTATCCATTGTATACGCCGCAGGTAGCATTGATGGTATTTGCAGGGTGACAGCTTTCACGACAGCCGTAGCGGTTACGGTTCAGGTGATATCGCCCTTTGGTGCCGTTGTTGCCACACGGAACTGGTACAC